TACTCCGTGGTTCGAGACGCGAGGGCTTGTGGCTGACGTAGCTAATTCATTACGGATAAGCGAGAGATATAGAGTCTATCAAGACTTAGTAAAGATCACGGTTAATTACACTCCGAATAATAAGGAGATCGTAGATAACCAGAATTTGTTTAGCATTACTTGGCGCGGATTTGATTGGAGAATTACGGACATTAGGGAATCGAATGATCGGATGAAGGTGACTTATATCTGCTATCGCAACGACCCGGAGACACCTGTATGACAACCCAGAATAATCCGTATGTGTACGCCCAAGCTATACAGTATCAACTTGCCGCGATTGTTGATCCTGTTCCAGTCTATGCAAACTTTAATCGGAATTGGGCAACAGAAGAAAAGTTCATAACGTGGCAACTGCGGAACGTCCATCAGCCCGTGTACACTGGACAGACTCAGGATAACAAAGGTATCGACACCCCGATCTTTCAGACTTCGATATTTTGTAAGGCTATGACAGACGCTTTTAGTCTGGGCAATACGATACTGCAAGAATTGCACGGCTACTCGGGATTATTCGGTAGTCTAGCAGAAGGATTTTTCATTGCTAAAGCTGACGTACATTGGTTATACAATACCTATGATAACGAGTTAGGCATGAATCAAATTATACTAGATGTAAAAATGGACATTCCAACATCATCATAAGACAAAATTTCTTAAATCTTATTCAAAGGAATTATTATGGCACTGATTAATAAAATTTTACCCGGATACACAGCTACTCTCTGGATGCAATCTGCGGCAACTCCAACCCCTTTTTCTATTGCTAATCTTTCAACGTGGACAGGTTGGGTAGAAGAACTCGTAGGAACGTCTGCTGGCGGTGTAGGTTCTACAGGTATGGCGGTTCCTGTTGAGGCTGTACCTGCTTTTGGTTCTGATGATGCTGTAGCAGCTTACTCGGTCGCTGGCGCAAGAACTGGCGCGAAGGTCACGACGCAGAATCAAGTAACTTCATTAACGGTTACTTCTGCTTGGAATCCTGCCGACGTGGCACAATTGCAAATCCGTGAAGATGGATATGGCGGTACAGTTGTTCGCACCTATGTAGTAGCAGTCTATGACGGCACCGATACTGTCGCTTATGCTTTCAATGGTATGGTCGGTGGTTTGAAGTGGGATTTGCAGCCTAACGCTGAAAATAAGTTCGAGTTCACTATTCATCCTATTGGTGGGTTGAACTACGGCTGGTCTAACAACACCTAAGAGATGAGCCGCCCTTCGGGGCGGTTCTACAATATATGACAACAAATAATTCGGCAGCACTTCTCGAATACATAATTCATCAGGCTAACTCAGGCCAGAAAAATTGGTTCAGTCACCAGCAGCAGCGCATAGCTGGAATTCATCTAGCCTATGAGATAGCAAAGAACCACGCCGACACAATGACGCCGGAGGAGGTAGCGGATTACGCTGTCCAACTCAATAATGCGATCTATCAAAAACTCGTTGTTAAGGGTGATTAATGGTTAACACTGCTAACACTACGGTTAAATTTACAGGCTTCAAAGAACTAAAAGATGTATTTCAAGAGTTATCGGACAACTTTGGCCCGAAAGATAACCAAGCCATTCTAAGAAAGTCTGTCAGACAGTCTATGACGCCCGTTCTCGCTCAGGCAATAGCATTAGTACCGAGGGACACTGGTGCGCTTGCAGCGTCTCTAAGGGTCGAATCTAGGAAGCCTACGGGAAAAGACAAGAGGTCGAAGTATATAAGTGAGACTGATACGGTAATTGGGCTGGTTACAACAGCACCCGGAAAGAAGTTAGCCAAAACAAAATTCACCAATCAAAAAACTGGCGAGAAGCAGATCGGAATTAAAAGTGATATGAGAGCAGCGGCGGTAGAGTTCGGGACAAAGAATATGGTGGGAACTCCATTTCTACGTCCGGCATTAGAAGGAGAGGCGGGGACGGTACTTAATCAATTGGCGGGATTAATAAAACAAAATTTAGATAAATTCAAATCGAAGAAAATATAAAAGGACAAGACATGAATAAGCTAGAGAAGGCATTAGGTTCACAGTTCGTAAAGCATAAAGAAAGCGTAAGGACTCGATCATTCACTATGGGCGGTCATACCTTTAAAGTTAAAGTACCGCTTACAAAAGAATTCGAGGAGATGCAGGTTCGGATGGAGATGATAGATGATGAAATCATCGACATTTACTACCAAGACCTGATTAAAGATTTGGAAGAAAGTGAGAACTGTCACATTACCGAGGACGATGTTCTAGTAGATGGCAACTCTATGAAGGCGGCAGCAACGAATAAAAGAATATTGGAGCAACGTATTACAGAACTATTCCGACTGCTAGTGCCGGAGGAAGCTGACTTCGATATGGCTAATATCACTTACCCTATGATAGATGAATTATTCCCTCTGCCGATCCAGCTACAAGTAATTAAGAATATCAGCGAGACAGTCTCCCCCGGATACGAGGAAGCAAAGGGAAAATAACAGGGTCAGTCCGTAGGCAGGTTAAAGCGATGCTTACGGCTAATGGAACTGATCCTGACAGCATAGACGAAGAACGATTTACCGATATTTGTATTATGTATGCCGACGGGCTTATCGGGAATCGTGGGATGTTAGAAGTGCTAGGATCATTGACTGGCGCGATATATAATTACATGAGGTCTGAAAATCAGACCGCTTTTAAACTACAAGACATCATACCGAAGGCGTATGAATATTTATACCCACCGCTGACGAAGGAACAAAAAGACGCAGCCGCTAATACGGCTTTGCAAAGTTATATGAGATCAGCACCGAACGCACCCAAGAAAATATTTAAGGGGTAAATGATGGGAATGTTAGCAAGACTTGGCGTAGTTCTGGGGCTGGACTCAGCAGAGTTTCAGAAGGGCATTGAGGGTGCTGATCGCAGTCTCGCAAAATTCGCTCATAATGCACAGCAAGCCGCAACTCTAGCAAGTGCCGCGTTCGTTGCAATGACCTATAAGGCGTTATCTTACGGTGACGCTATCTCTGATACTGCCAAAGCCAATGAAGTCGCTGTAGCCTCTATACTAGCCCTTTCTAAGGGTCTGGCAGAAAATGGAGGGTCAGCCGATAACGCTGGCAAGTTCTTATCCTCGTTCTCATCTAAAGTAGGCGAAGCCGCACAGGGTTCACTAGGCGCACAACAAGCCTTCGGTCGCTTGGGCGTTTCATTAAATGATCTAGCTAAACTAAGCCCGGATAAGTTATTCGACAAGACTCTATATTCTATTGCCGCTATTCAAGACCCAATTATTAGGGCTGCTGCGGGAGTGGAGATGTTCAGCCGAGCAGGTAAGGGCGTGGATTGGATCGGTTTGGTGAATGGAACACAGGCGGCGCGGGATAAGTTTAAGGCTTATGCGGCGGCGGTAGAAGAAGCCGGAAGGTTGCATGATGCTTTAAGCGCAAAAGCTGGTCAGACAATGCTGATGTTTACTAACGCGGTTATCCCTACGCTTGGCACGTTGTTCGATCACTGGAATAAAAATACTGCGGCGTCCAAATTCTTTTTTGAGAAATTAGAATGGTTTGTTAAACACGCGGCGGTTGGAATAAATACGCTGGCATCGGCGGTGGCTCAACTTGCTGATACTCTAGTATTTATGGGGTCATCTTTAGCAAAAGTATTGGCGGGAGATTTTAAAGGTATTGCTGCCGGATACGATATGCTGAAAGCAAAGAATCTTGAGACGTGGGCGGCGAATCAAAGATTGATGCAAGACGTTTTCGATCCATTAGGAAAGTCGGCTTCTGGTGTGGCTGGCACAGGACGAGTTGTAACCGCTGCAAAAGACCCGGATGCGGCTAAAGCGGTACAGATGCAGCAGACATTGGATCGGGCCAAATTACTATCGGCAGAGTATATTCGTCAGAATGAATTAGCATTAAAACAGGTTACGACTCGCGCTGAAATAGCGGTCTACGCGCAACGCGAACAGAAAGTAAGGATGGACGTTCTCAATGTAGAGCAACAACTTAGCAACCAGATAGCACAGATTACATTAAAGATTCTTGATGCTCGCATTATGGGCAACGAGAAGTTGGCTGTAGTCCTAGAGCAACAGCGAGACATTATCCAAGAACAGGGGAAGATGTACGTCGAGCAGACTGAATCCACGATCCGCAGCATAAATGCTCAACAGTATTCATTTACTTTTGGTTGGGAGAAATCTTTTAACCAGTTCAATGATGACGCTCTGAACTATAGCAAGATGGGAGAGGGTGCTTTTAGTATGTTCACCAATACTATTGGATCGGCCATAGATCAGTTCGCAGAGAATGGAACCAAATCATTCGGCAAATTTACGCTTAGTATTTTAGCTGACATATCTAAAATGATCGTCAAGTTCTACGCGATGCAGTTAGCAATGATGGCGGTCGGGTTTATTACGGGTGCAATGGGTGGAATGGGGAAGGGCGGCTCAATGAAGGGCGGTTTTATGCCTTCTGGGATGACTGGCACTGGATTTGCAGCAGAAGGCGGAGAGATCGGCGGTCCCACGATAGTTGGAGAGAAAGGCCCAGAACTTTTTATTCCATCAGGAAGGGGGAATGTCATACCGAACAACAGACTGTCGGATGCTCTCAGCCCAAGCACTCAACCATCGGTTGTATATAATGGCCCGTACATCGCGCAAATGTCAGCCATAGACACCCAATCAGCACTTCAGTTCCTATCTAAAAACAAGATGGGTGTATGGGCGGCGAATCAATCCGCGAACAAATCCGTTCCAGTGAACAGGTAAACTATGAGCCTTAATACGATCTTAATTAATAGCGAGTCGGTAGGGATCAACGACCACCGCTTTGTCGGTCAAGTAGTCAGCCGGAATCAGAGAATAGCGACCGC